AAGCCACGGCTCCAGCGTGATCTCCCCGCACGGGTTCGTGCACACCACCCGGTTGGGCTCTCCGACGTTCGACAGCGACGAGTCCCAGAACCCGGGTTCTCCGTTGAGCACCATGCCGTTACCGATCTTCGCTAGCACACCCTGGGCGTGCCCCGGTAGACCATCAACCCCGCGCTCGATCTCCCACCAGAACTCACTGTCCACCTCGACCGACACGTTCGTTGTCCAGTGACTCCCGGTTTCTTCCTTGACGTTGATGAACTCCCAGATCTGCGGGTCGGCCCAGTGCATCATCGCCATCCGAGCCGAGCGACGGACACCGCCTGCGACGACGCACGAAGCGATAGCGTGGTCGATCTCCATCGCCCGCAAGCCGTCAAGGGTGTCGTCGTAGTTGGCACCTCCGTCGAACAAGATCCTGCTGAGGATCTTGCAGACCTTAATCAACATCTGCGCGAACGGAAGCGGGCCGGAGGCCTGACCGCCGAACGTCTTTAGCTTCGCACCGGCTGGCCGCACGCGGGACACATCGTACACACGCTGGTAGTGGCTGACCTCGTCTCGGTAGTGGGTGTCGATGAGGTCGACCAGAGCAGACGCCCATCCTTCACGAGAATCTTCCACGACGAACGCGCCACCCCAGTCGGGGTCGTACTCGGTGGATAGAACACCGGCATTCTTCATCTCCTCGTAGTCAGGGTGCTCGGGGTCGCAGACGATGTGGACGTACAACTCCTGCTGGACCGGCGGGTAGTCAGCGAGGTAGCGGTTCGAGTAGTTCGCCCCGACTCCTCCTCCCTCCATCAATCGGAGGAACGTGAAAGCGAAGTGGTCGGACGGCGTCGAGGTCCACCCTGCTACCCAGCAGTTGAACAGGTGTTGAGCGTTCTTTACGCCCGACGCCCACAGGTGCCGCCCTCCGGGGAGGATTTTGAACTCGGTCATCAGTTCGATTAGGGACCTTCGTTCGTCAGGTTCCTGGAACCGTTCAGGGACCAGGGCGAGGTTTCCATCCACCACTCGAACGACGGTCTCGGGCCAGGTTTCTCGGGTTCCGTCTGGCTTGACTCTTGAGTACGTCCTGTCGTAGACGAGTTCTCCTGTCGGCCCCCATCGGATGTCATCGTTTGTCACGCAGTTCCTTTCAGGTGTGGACGGACGTAAGCCGCCTCGATCTGGTCGTAAGTAGCGTCGGGGATCAACGGCTCCGAGCGTGTGTCGAACAGCATGAACGTGGTGTTCCCGATGGTGTTCTCCCGATCCGGTCGATCTAGGTCGACGGTTTTGTAGGCGTGGGTGTGCAACGCAGTCCCTTTATCGCCTTGCTCGCAGTTGGCGACCGCTTTCGAGTATGTCGAGGCGCTGGACAGGTCGGGGTAGTCGGCGTACTTCTCCCACTGCACCGTCACGTCGAGGATACGGTAGCGCTTCCGCACGTTCCACGTCAATTTCGTCGTCCACGAAGCCCCCATCGTGATGAACAGGATACGCTCGGGGTCGACGGGTAGGCTGCCGGATTCCCAGTTGTCGAGCAGCGAGAGCACGCCCGCCGAGCCCATAGAGTGCGCGGTGACGAGCAACTGCTGGTCCTGCGGTGCAGCGAGAAGCGCCTGCCCAAGAGCGGTTGCCGCGCCGGATATGCCACCAGGATAGAACGGCAGCCAATTCCGGTAGGACACCTTCCGGTCCTCGGTCACCGGCTCGAAGCCGTATCTGTCGACCAGGACGCGAGGCAGCGTCCCGCCAGGGGACAGGTCGCCTCGTAGATACTTACTGCCCAGGTCGGGGTCCCCGCCTAGCCATGTTGGTATGTCGCCGAACAAGCCGGGGACGATGAAGTGGATGGTCATGCAGCTCCTTTCATAGTTTCTAGAGTCCAAACCCCGCCGCAGTACATCTCCAGGTCGTCTTTCGTCCAGTTGTGCAGCAGCATCGGCAGCTCGTGCGGGAACAGCTCCGGGAAGAGTTGAGACCTGTAGAACTCCGAGCGTCCCATCCCGTTGAACACCGGGTCCATGATGTTCATCCCGACCTCCGGTATCGAACGGTCAGTCCGTTGATCGTCCCCAGCCCGAACGCCGGCTGGGCCGCAGCGCCGCCGAGGAGCTGGTGCATCGGCGTCTCCTGGTAGAAATGATACCGGTACTCGGGGTTTTCGTCAAGCAACACGACGGTGTTGCCGGTCGGATCGGAGTACCCGCCTTTAGGCTTCCGCGTCTCAGGGAACACCACGGTCCTAGAGCCGACTCCTTCGGTGTCCGACGTTATGTGCGTGAAGTTGACTTCTTCGGTGACCGACTTGACGGCCCGACTCAGCAACATCTTCTCGGATGGGAGGTTTGAGACGTCCCCGTGGTCGTATCTGCGCTTGATCGCTTCGGCCTGGCCTACGTTGCGGTTCGCTAGATTATCCAGCGCGGTAGGCAAGATCTCGTTCAGGTACTCGTTGGTCGACTCGCCCCGCAACGCTTCTCTGACGCAGTCCGCTGAATACTTGGACCTCCCGTGGAAGATGTCGTCTTCTACGGCGTCTTTGTGCAACGTCTGAATCGCCGCTATATAGACGAGTCTTCGAGCGAGGAACCCGTCCGACTCGGCCAGCTTCTTCTGTGTCGCTGGGCTCTCTCGGTACCACACCCATAAATCTTGGACCAGGTCGTCTAGCAAGTTTTGTTGGCTATCCCACTGGTCCGTGTACCACCAAGACAGCGCTGCCGACGCTGCTTTTCGGAAGATCCCGTTTAGTTCATCGTCGGTCACTGCTTCTCCTTACCAGCAAGCCGCACCGACGCTGCGGCGTCATCCATTACGGAGCGCAACTCCTCGACGGTGGCGTCATCAGGCGCAGCGCAGTAGGCTTTCCACATAGCCTCAATCTGCGGCGTGGTGTAGTCGTACAAACTCTTACTCACCGGTTCACCTCTTCTAAGAAGACTTCGTATATCTCTTCGTCGGTGATGTGGCGGGACCGGGCGTTGAGGTGTAGATACGGCATCGGTCCTCCGTTCCATGTTATAGGTGTGTCGTGTTCTAGCCCGGACCAGCGGGCTATCGGTATCAATCGCATATGCGCTCGATCCTTACCGGCTCCGGTCGTCCAAGAATTTGCTCGTTAACCGTAAGCACCATACGCATGTCCGTGTCGAATGACTCCGACTCGGACCCGTCTTCGTAGGTTACTAGATACTTCCTCATCTCAGACCTTCCAGACGTGGCCGTCGACGGAGAACCTGCCCTCTAGGATCGGGACGGTCTCCGCCTTGACGTACTTGCCCTCTACGGTTAACAGTCCGAAACCCTGCTGCCAGTTGCCGGTGCCGCCTTTCAGATAGCTAGCGAGACGCTGGTCCATTAAGTGCCCGACCTCCATACCCGTGACCTGCTTGTTGATGTTTCCTGCGTAGCCGAGTGACTCGGAGATCAGCCCCAGTCGGTGGGTGTGGCCCATCGCGACTGACTGGTAGAACTTCTTCGCGGCCCGCATCGCGGTGTTGCCGGCGATAGGCGACAGCGAGATGTTCCCTCGGTGGCCGTGGGTGGTGACCCACCCCGGTGCCACGTCGTAGAACTCAGGCCGTAACACCACACCGAACGACTCGAACTCCAAGAGATTCTCGATGTGGAAGGTGTCCTCAAACTCGGCCAGCGCTGGCGCGTACTTGGTGAGATATTGACGCGGACGTAGATCATGGTTCCCTTCGTGAACTCCTACCGGGCCGTCGTACACCTCTCGCAGCGGGCCGAGGAACCGCTTCTTCGCCTGCTCGTTGTCTTTGCGCATCTGCTGCGCAAACTCCTCTGCTGTGCCTTTGCTCCAGCGCGCCGGCGTCGGGTAGTCCATGAGGTCGCCTATGTGGATAACCTCGTCTGGCTGGTAGTCCCCGATGAACCCGATAACCGCTTTCAGCGCCTTACGGTCGTCGTAGGGCATCTGGGTGTCGGGGATGATGACGATCCGCTTGGTCATGCGAGGCCGCCTTTATATCTACTACGCTGGTTAAACCGCGAGATGGCGGATGCTCCATCGTAGGCGAATGAAATAGGAAGGTACCCAAAGGCATCCGTCCATACATAAGTGGTCCACCAGTGAGTTCGTAGTCTCCTAATCTTATATTTAGCCTGCGGCTTCACTGGTTTTCTTTCACCTCGGTGAACGGGCCGAAGTGGTCCCACGCCGACAACGGAGCCCCGGCTACGTTGGCTTTCCCCCACTTCTTCTCGCCTTTGAAGCGGGACCGAAGCTTACCATCGGGTTTGATCTTCCAGCAATCACCGTCTTTGTCTCGGACGACGACGCCGACTGGGACGTAGTCGAGCGACTGCCATTCGAGCACGTCGGGCGGATATACCTGCCCGATCCGCACGGGGTACGAGTGCTCTTCGATCTCCTGCTCCACGTATGCGCTGGTATCACCGACCTCATCGAGATCCACCGCTGTGCCCGGTATAAAGCCCCGGTCCTCATCGGGCCAGAGGTCTTGGGAGTCCCCGATGACCTGGTAGGCCGGGGGATTAGTCCATCGCAGCGAGTCTCTGTTGATCGCTCTGGCGAGCGCCCTGTCCAGATGTTGCTTAGCTATTCTAATGTCTTCTGCGCTTGCTTCGTCTATCATTCGTCGTCTCCTGTGTAGACGTAGTCGTGTACGCCGTTGAACCGGACGTAGTCCGGGTCCTCGGGGTCTCCCCACTCGATCGTGGTGTCTTCGTGCATGTCCGACAGCGGAGTCAGCGACGAAGCGTTGATGTACTGCTCAAAAGTCGAACTCACGCCGTAGACGAGGACTACACCGTCTTCGTCCTCGGCCTCTAACACGCGGACTACCTCGCCGGGTTCTAAGTACACACTATTTGTGATTTCGTAGACAGACAGCGGGCCGGTGACGACCGCGAGGTCGTCGGTGTCTAAAGCGGTCATTTATGTGCCTCCAAGTGGTCTAGGACCGCTCGACGTTCGGCGAGCAGTTTGTCCAGTTTCTGTCCGACATCGTGGGTTTGGGCTCTGAGCTTCGACATATGCTCGCGCTCCCATTTGATCTCGTCGTCCAAACTCTCTAGGAACGAGTTGAGAAACCCCGCTACGTGTTCGTTCATGCAACCTCTCTGTTCGATGTCAAGTGTTGGAGCAGCCGAGTCCCGATGTACTCGGTGTAGGCGGGGGGGATCGCTTCCGCGATCTCTTTCTTGACGTCGGTCCAGTCGATTCCCATCGCGTCCTGCCAATCCATCACCGAGCCTTTCCCGCCGCCGTCCCCGTAGACTGCGAACATGTCACCTTCATGTTTAACGCCATCCCTCCAGCCTGCGACCCGGTGTCCTTTGTGCGACGTGTGCTCCAGCGGCTCCGCTTCCCACCCGCCAAGCTCGAACTGCCGGTGCCGAAACACTTTCAGCCCGAACTGGAGCCCGCACAACATGAGATCCCGGCGCATCGGTGCGCCCATCACGTTCTCGATGACGTACGGCATCCCGGTCTGGTCGAGCAGATCCCGCGCAGGCGGGAGTAGGTCCGGGTGATCGGCTTCGTTATCGTTGGTGCCTCGGGACAGCATCGTGTACCTCTGGCAGGGCGGTGAAGCGTGGATGGCGTCAAAACCGTGTCCGTCAAACGGAAGCACTACCTCTTCCAGGTAGTACAGCGCATCCCACTGCACGAACAGGAACGGGTAGTTAGGCTGCGGGTTGATGTCCACACCTACGACGTCAAAGCCGGCACGGTAGTATCCCATCGCAGCTCCACCCGCCCCGCAGAACAGGTCCAGCAGTATCGGTCTCACGTCGAGATCCTTTCGGTAAGTGCTTGCTTCCCGCCCGAGACAAACAGGCTGTTAACGTCCTGCCCGGGAGGCATAGACACAATTCTACCACACGGCAGCTCTCGCGCTACCGCGTTAGCAAACTTCAACCCCGCTTCGTCCCCGTCCGCGAGGATCAGCACCTCGCGGTACCCGACAAACGGTTCCCGAAAGTGCGGCTGCCACGCTTGCGCGCCGGCTACCCCGACCGCCGGAATCCCGCACGCTTCGGCGGAGATGGCGTCGATCTCGCCTTCTGTGATCGCTATGCGGGTTCCCCCTTCGAGGAGAGCTTTAGTGTTATAAAGCCGTGGCCTGTCCCCGTGAACAGTGTTGTACTTCCCGTGTCCCCGGTGCTCGTGATCTCGAATACAACGGAACCGGATGGATACAACCGCCCAGCGTTCCAAATGAGACCACCGGACATACGGGATAGCGAGAAACCCTCGGTACTGTTCATGTCCATCGAGGGGGTTTTCTACGAAACCTAGTTGGAACCTGGGGGTTGTCTCGCGTATCAATGAGTCGAACGCAAGCCCCCGAGTCGCCAGGAACTCTTCGCCGGGACTTCCGGAGAGCGCTAGGTGGTACCGCTGCGTCGCTTCCTTCAGAAAGCTCCTCTGCGATTCGGATAGCCTCTCGATAAGACACCCCCTCTAAGGTTCTGATGAGTTTGATTATACCCCCTCTTGCGGGGCACGCGAAGCAGAAATAAGCGTCAAACTTGTAAGAGACACACGCCGACTTGCGTGTGTCGTCGTGGAATGGGCATAGACAAGACGTCCAATCGCCTCCTGGGTACTCTTCCGGCGGCTCCCACTCCGGGTGGTAGCGCTGGATCGCGAGGACGATCGCAGGCTCAGCCACTAGAACCGACTAGGCTTTGCAACCAGGTCTTGAGTCCCTGCCCGATAGGGAAGTCGCAGAAGTTGCCGGTGTCCAACAGCACACATACAGGGACCGTTTCTAACCCGAGCCTGATCGCGGCCGACAAACGGTGAGAGCCGTCTATCTGCCACGCAGCCTTGCCGTTGGTGACCACGACTAGCGGTAGGCGGATACCGTGCTCGGAGATGCTCTCGAACAGTTCCGTGCCAGCCTCCGGCCTTGCCCAACGATCGCAGGTTTGGAACTGGTTATACGACAGGACTTCCGCAGTGGGAAGCTCGGTGTGGGTGCGTATCCGGTCCACTATATATAGCCCTTCTCTACTTGGTTCTGGGCCATTCTCTGCACGGCCACAGCCAGCACCAGGTCGCGTGACTGCTGGTCGTTGATAGTGCTGAGCGTGAGTTCCCACAAATTGCTAACGGTAGGTATGACACCTGTGCGGGCGTGGCGCACCAAAACGTCCAGCGCTAAACCGGCTGCGACGATGTGCTCATCAGGGATCTCTTCGTCGCCGTATTCGTCAATCATTGTGTTGCTCCCCATCCGTCTTCTGCGAATCGTTGATTCCAAAACACCGGGTGGCTCCCTCGCAAGCTGAGTAGCTCCCCCGCCTCGCCGCACTGGTGGTGTCCGCCGTCCCACGAGAACCGGGTCACCCCGCACGCCTCGCAGGTCTCAGTCATCGCTGTTCCTCACCAACAGCCCGCCCAGAGTTCGTGTAAGCGTCCGGGGATTCCTCCGCGTCGACCCACGCTTGCCAGATAGCGTCCGCGTCGTAGTCGTCGGGGGTGGCGTCGGCGGGGATCGTGGGCCAATCATATGTACCGCGCGGACGCTTGATGCACTTGATGAGGTGGTGGCATATGTCGTGACGACCGATTCGGCATTCAAAGCACTCGCACTCGCACCGCTCGCTCATTGCTTCTCCTCACCAACAACCCGCCGTTCGTGCTCACGCCTCACCTGTTCAGCGAACGACGGCAGGTCACGCGCTACGTAGACGTGGAGGTCGGTAACCGCCGCGCGAGAGGTGGACACAGAGTACAGCGTGTCTTCCAGCCACATCGCGAAGTCCTCTTCGTCCATGTCGGAGTCGAACAGCAGGTCTACTCGGTATTTCATCATGCTCCGTTCGGGGTGATGCGGTCTCCGATGACGTCGACCGCCGGGGGGTTCATCAGATAGTCTACAGCACGATACAACGCATCGCAATCATCTCGCAGATGCCCCAGCACGTTCCGATTGCAAGGTGTGCAGAGAAGCCCTCTGACCAGCCCCGTTGCATGACAGTGGTCGACAGAGAGCTTTTTGCGAACCCCGGTGGCTCGGCGGCATATGTAGCACGAGCCCTGTTGGTAGTCATATATCTCCCAGTACTCGCTTGCGGTGATGCCGTAGGTGAGCCAGATCCGCTGCTCCCACGTCGTATCCTTGCGCAGGGTCCGCTTCGCCCGGTGGTGCGTAGAGCACCTCGGCCCGGGGTGGGGTGCTTTGCGTTTGGTGATGATCCCTTCTGCTACGCAGTCGATACACGGCTTGCGCCGTGCTACGACGTTGTTGGGTGGGTACCGCTTGGACGGTGCGGTAGCCCGTCCCGAGCGATCGGCTCCGCCGCTCGCGTTTTTAGGCTTAGTCATCCCTCTCCGGGTACTTCCACTAGGCAACCTCGATTACGCCAGCGAAGGGTCGTTTTGACCTGCGCTTTTTAGCTTCAACGACGCACTCATGCCGGTCGAAGGAACCGAGATATTCGAAGGTTCGGTGGCACGAGCCGCAGTGGCAGGTGTTGATGCCGTTCCAGCGTTTGTTGCAGCCGGCGCACCCGAACGGTAGAGTCATTTGCGGTCCTTCCAATCGTCTTTCTCGCAGTACAACGTCACCGCGATCAGCACGCCGTAGCAGATGATGAGCACCGTTATCACCGATCCACCTCGGTCTCTACCGACAGAGAGATGACCTGTTCTTTTTTGTAGAAGGCTGCGGTTACCGGCTCATCCCGGTCGATGCCGCTGGCTTCCGCGTCGCGCAGGAACCAATCCAGGTCTCGAAGAGAGAACGGGCTTCGTAGGGTTATCTCGGTGTGTATTTTCACCGGTTCATCCGTCCGACCCAGAACCCGGACATCTTCTTGATGCCTCGGTCCAGCGCGGTCACGTGTCGGTCGTCGGCGACCTCGCCGAAGTCGAGTTCGATGTTCGCGATCTCGTAGCCGAGGATGTTGAAGCGTAGTGTCATGTCACTCTCCGTTCGTTGTCAAGTTAGACGCCGCAGTTACGCATAAGCTCGGCGACGTCACTAACGTCCAGTTTGTCGTCTTTGGCGACGATCACTAAAGGGATCGGCGGCTTCTTCGTGAAGCGGGCGAACAGTTCGTAGCCGAAGGCGTTGAACACAAACTGCATTACACTTGGTCCTTAATCTGCATAGTCGATCCCTCGAAGTCGAGGCTGACGAACTGCTTACCCGAAGGGTCTTGCCATCCCCCTCGGTTCTTGACGGTCGAGACGTTCAGCGAGTCCGTCCCGTACTGCGACGGGACCCGGTGCATCGTCAGGATCAGCTCGGGCAGCCGCCCGATCTGTCCTTTGATCCCCGACAGCGGGATCGGTTTGTCGCCGTCGTTGTAAGGGCCGGTGACATGGTGTAATACTACCACAGCAGACCCGGTGTCCCTAGACATCTGGTGCAGATACTCCAAAGTAATCTCCAGACCCGCGTAGGGGTTCTCGTCGTTCACCCCGCCTGCCCAGACGTTGGTGATGTTGTCTACGATCACCAACGCCGGGAAGTCGTCGTAGACCTCTTCGAACGACCGCATCGACAGCGCGAGCCGGTCCAGGTCCGGTGAGGACGTGAAGTCGAACCGCATAAAGTGATCCGGCCTAGCTTGGGCTGGCAGTTCCCTCGCCCTCACCTTCTGCTCCGACTGGCTCAGCGGCCAACCGGTCAGGACCGACGCGGTGCGCGACAACTGCGTGAAGTGGTTGGAGTCCGCACTGAAATACAGCGAAGGGATTCTTGCCCGCAAAGCATAAGAAAGGACAAATGCACTCTTCCCGGTGCCCGGGCCTGCACAGATAAGGCATACCTCTCCTCGTTTGAACGGTGCGACGAGCGACTTGAACACCCGGGGCAAGGCATCACCTACGGAACCTTCTATATATAACGCCTGGTCGAATGTGTAGATGTCAACCCTCCTCTAAGAGTCGGGCTCGAAATTCGGTGCACATCGCACAATCGCATTCTGTGAGATCGAGGCGGTCTCCGAGGAAGAAGTCCCTGCCGATTAGGAACTCTGGTCCGTCTTCAACCAAAGGTCTTCTCTTTCTCTTCCAAGTCTTTACGCATCACCGCTACAGCCTTCAACACCACGAACGAGAAGTCTTCCAACTCTTCTATCGTCATGTCCGGGGCCAGCACAGCGGCGACGATCGCTTCCGCGTCCTTGACGGTCATATCTTTCACTTGGTCAGCACCACTATCCGGCACGTCAGTATAATGTCCGTGACGAGTAGACCGACTAAGACGCCGTATTGAAACGCTGTCATCGCTTCCTACCTTTCGGGGGCCACGCGAACGGAAACTCGTGCGGCCCGATGTGGCCTGCCGGCAGCAGGCACCGCACGCTCGTCTGCGCCACACCTTGACGCCAAACCTCTTCGCACTGCTCGTCGTCTGTCATAGGTTGTTCTCTTTCAGCCACTCAGCAGCCAACACACCCTCTACGCCGTCAGGCAAGGGTTGAACCAGCGCTAAGAGTCGGCCCCGTCGAGTCAGGACGAAGGGCTCTTGGCTAGTGCGCAGCTCTTGTATCACTCCCGAAGTGTTCTCGTGGAGTTGATTGAGCGTGACGATCTTCATTTCTTCATCTCCCGTGCGTAAGAGAGCGCTAGCATCACACCTTCACGTTTACCCTGCATTAAATCATACCTTCCTTATTGTGCTGCGCTGAACTCACACGAGAATGACACGCTGCACATCCGGCAGTTGTCCGGGCTCGGTTTCGGATCAAACCTCTCGGCGGCGATGTTATCTTCTAATTCACGGAACTCGGCTGAAACCTTCTCCCGCGTCCACTCCCCGATGTGGAACGGGAACGTCGCCGCACCGGTCTTACCCATCCAATAGTCCCCGAGCTGCGGCGGGTCGATACCGTACTGCTCCGCGAGTGCCACACCGTAGACTCCGAGCTGGAAGTCATCCCCAGGATGATTCCCGGTTTTGTTATCCCGGACGATGATGACTTTGTCATTGAATATGTGTCCGTCAGAGGTGACTGTTGAAGCCTTTAATTCTGTTTCGATCACGGCGTCGATGAAACCTCTAACCGGCACACCGTCCAGGTCGATGTCGAACCCGATCTCGATGCCTGGCGTACCGTCAGGCGCTATCCAGATGACCTCTTCGGGGTGAGAGACGTACCAATCGACATACTTATCGCACTGTTGCAAGCCGATCTCATACCTTCTTTCGATATCCAGCTCGCCGCCATACCTTCCAGAAGCGAACCACCAGTCGAAGTTAGGCGTGACCTCGCACGCTGCGTTGATGTGTTTCTCATATGAGTCGGAGTAGACGTGTTTCATATTCTCTGCGCCAACCTCGGTTCGACCTGTCCGCTCGTACCACTCCGCGGCCTCGTGGACGGCGGAGCCTTGCGCCAGCCACGCCGCCGGCCGCGACCATACCTTCTCAATTCGCTCTAGCTTGTAAGCGTACGGGCACTTTTTGTACTGGTTGTACTGCGAGACGCTTCTGTGCTGCCGCTCAGTAGTCACAATCGGCCTCCGGCGGCCACGGGATTGAGTCCCCCCACGGAAACTCGTGGAGACCCTGATGGTCTACATACCTAAGGCAGTCTGGGTAAGGGCACGCCAGTGAGTCATCCTCGGTCATATTCATACCTCGCCATCCCCGGTACGAACGACGCCACCGTCTCGAAATACGTCACGTCTACTGGACAAATCATACCTTTATCCTCGGTGCCTGGTCCGTGGTGCTGTCCGCGCCAGAACCCGCAGACCAAACAACGGCGCTCTGCGTATAGTGGCTGGTACGTCACGGCGTCACCGTTGCTTCGGGGGTGTAGTGGAGTCCATGATTTTCCCACCTTTCAACAGTCAGTGTCTTCTCGCCGGTCTCTTCGTTCTCTTCGAAGTCGGTTACTGTCCCGGTGTGTACGTTGCCTCTCGCGTCTACGAAGCTAACACGCTGGCCTATGCCGGGGTT